TTCAATTGCCGCCTAATCCTCATCTTCATCATGAAGACGCATTTGATGGAGTTGCAAAGATGGAAATAGGCCACGCCCTAAAGGCGTTGGCCTAAATTGGCGTAACATTTAAACACATGCAAAACCATGCATCCTATAGAGGTTTATGCCTTGATAAACAGCCTCTCAAAGATTCAACCTCACCTTTTTATTACTCCATATACGGCTGTTCTCAATTTTAGACTTTAACCTCATACGCTGGGTTGTTTAACCCTAGCTCACTGACTTCCTTTTGCTTCCTTACAGCGTACAAAATAGCAAGCCCCCCCTTATTTACCCTACCGCATTATCGATGAGTTGTATGCTCGGCATCCTTTTACCTCGAAGCGCGCGCTCGTAGCCCCGCCACGCCTGCCCGCTTTAGGGAGTGGTTTTCATGCAGTTGCATGATAGGCTCTAAACCGCGCCTTATCTGGTCTGGGAAGTAAAAATGCAAGTGCATAAAGTCATGCGATTTCATGCAGTATAGACATGCACTCAGGCTATAGACATCAAAAAACCCGGCACTGGCCGGGCTTAAGTGAGCTTTTCTGTTCAGGTCAAAACAGCTTACTTTTTTTCTGTCGTCATGCGATCCTGATACTGGAGCTGAACCGGTCAGGCTCATCACGTCGTCCCGGAATCTTAACGGTAATATTTCATTCGTCCACTTCAGCATTAGATTCAGGATAAATTCACGATACAGCGTATCTGCATCATTTGTGCCTTCAATAATGCCCGGTATATGTGCTGAGCTATATCGCTCAAATTGTCTGTACTTCATCCTGAGCAGGCCGCTCAATTCGGCACCGTGGAAAATAAAAAAGTCTCGTAAAAGCTCATCGATACGCTCCTCAGTGATGCCATGATGGCAGTTTATATAAACGTTTGCCTTACGCGTGGTCGCTTGAGCCAGTACCGGCAGCTGATCTTCTTTTTCAGTAATCAGCCCGGCGAGTTCTGTGGCTGTTTCCTGTTGTTCCAGATACTCAGCCCGGAGAGCTTTCATCTCCGGCGTTACGATGCCGCCGCTCTGGTTAAGCAGTTCCCTGAACTGCGCCCGATTGTCTTTGCTGGCCTGCTCAGTTTCGGTCTGATGCTGGCGCAGAGCCCGAAGGTTCTCAATGGCTGCTTCTTCGGCCTGTCTGGCCTCCACCCAGGCCTGCATTTTTTGGTAAAGGTCGATAATTCGGGACTGCCAGTCGGAGGAAAGGCTTTTTGTCAGTTTTTCCGTCTCGCGGGCGATTTCATTTGCAGGCAAATTCATGAGCCAATCCGCATCCTGAAGCGGTTTTTTTGCCCTCGCGAGGAGTGTTACTACGTGTCCGGTTGCGGCCTGAATCTGGTTTTCCGTCAATTGTTGTTCTGTCATATTTTTGTTCCTCCCCAATTTATTGTGCATGACGGTCTTTAAGGGTACAGGCTGAACCGTAGCGGCCCAGTGTATGCGGCTGACGTACAAGAGAATCGCTCTGTGATTCAGGTTCAGGCGCCACTGGTTTATGGGGCTTCATAATTATCGTGTCCACACTTTCCAGGGCAGTAAATGTGCAGGAGCATTCAAGATTCTGGCACTGATACCATGAGCGTTTAACCGATGGAGCTTCATAGGCGCTGGTTCTGGCGTGTGCGACCGTGCCACATTCAGGACATTTCAGGGCCATATCAGTCCCCTCCTTTTTCATTAAGCCTGTTGAGGCGGGCCAGAAAAACTTTATGTTTTGCCGGGGTGAAAATGGCTGAAGCATCAGCTCGCATTGATGCATCCACCGTTAATCCGGTTTCGTCGATAACGCTCTTATATGCTGCTGAAATTACAGGAGTACGGATTTCGGTTTGTCGGACTACAGCGGTGCGTAATATTTTCATTGCCGCCTCAAGCCCGTATGGTGCGCAAAGAAAAGGAGCCAGAGCGTCAGTGAGTGCATTACCATGCTCGCTCATGAAGTTTTCAGTTGCGCCTGTAACACAGCTTTCCAGCACAATCTGGTGAGCATAAAGACCGTCCCTGGCGGCGCAGTTAATCTGCCATTCGAGGAGAGCAATACGCTCACGAAGATTCTCAAGCTGGCTGGCATATGCTGCCGGTTTTTCTTCAGTATCCAGCAGAGCCGCCAGACGAAGTTGGCTGGTACTTTGCACATTACGTAGTGTCAGCCAGCTTTTTATCGCCGCGCGATAGTTGTTGAGAGCTTCCTTAGTAATGTTTCCAGGATTCATCCTTTCTCTTCCCCTTTAACCATGTCACGCTGTTTAAGCATCCGGGAACGCGCTGCAGGGCTGGGTGATTGCCTGGCATCCTGTAGGGCTTTATCGTCCGCATAAATGCTAATCCCCGGCAGGGCAATAACATCCGTTGAAGATACGTTACAGGACAGTGCCGGAGCGGTGAGTTGCTCGCTGATAAATTGCTTCAGCACACTTTCGGGGTCGTTTACGGTATGAACTACGCCGATAACGGAAGAAGCGCTTCGCCCCAGAGTCATTTTCAGCAATCCAAGGATCTGAATAAGTTTCTGGCCGTGTTCCTTCATAAACTCATTCCAGAGCCACTCTGCATGAGTTTCAATCAGCCGGTTATGTTCGCTGATGTAGCGGTTTGCAGCATCCGCAGTTTTCCAGGGCAGGAATTCTTTTTCTGCGGCGTGAGCTTCAAGCAAATCTTCGAACTCATCAAGTGTTTCGCGTCCCAGGGCGATTTCTGCACGCAGTTTTTTCATTCGTGGCGTCATATTCCCCTGATTCTCACGAAACAGGTTTCGCCATTCATCATTAAGCGCCTGCGTCTCCGTTTTTGTATCTTCCTGACGTTTACGGATAGTTTCAGTCATTGCAGCGGCTTCAGTTTGTATTCGCCGTTCTTCCTGCCAGACAGCTTTTGCTGCTTTAACTTTTTCTACCGCTTCGCGAATTTTCGGTGGGAGGGAGGGTGTAATGTTTGCATCAGGGATCTGGTTAACAGTTGTCATGGCTGCTCCGGTAGTGTTTTGTTGTTGTGTCAATTGTGCCGGTGCCCATACAAGCGCACTACCGATGAGGATTGTGCCAGTGACTGAACAATGACCTTGTTCTGGCTAGCCAGAGAAAGGTGTCATGTCTGAGCTTCACCCTTCCTTTAATACATACTATTCACTACTGTTCACTTTCATAAAAGAATAGTAAATACATGTGGTTAAGGAGTGCAGGGTTTAAATAAAAGTGGTCATCTACTGTTCATGACTGTTCACAGAGATAAATTTAACTTATATTTGTTTTTCATATAAATCGCGATATTTATTTCAGTTTATTACTGGATTTTTATTCCTCACCACTATTCACACGTATTCAACACTATTCAATATACAGTATAAAACGTGTCTTATGTCTGTTTAAAAATTCAACACTTAACCTCCCTACACTCGGTTGCATTTCAGGAAAATATCCATAAAAATGAATCTGTCTGATGCTCATTAAACACATCCGGATAAATTCGGAAGGATGCGGGTAATTTAATTTTTTTAGCCATTAACTTAATTAATACATATGATGAACTGTTTTTTATGAACGTTTTTTGGCCCTTTTATTATTCCGGCGCTGTTTTCATCCTTATGATGTAACGCCCGGAATGATATGGTCTGGTACAGACTTGAGCGGCGATCCTGCCTGGTGTAATAGACTTTTTTATTCTTGAAGCTCCTTATTATATTCCATGAAGGAATGATTTGTTTTTGTCCGTTTTATCCGGTTTTTAGCTGTTTTATTTTTTGAGAAGTCAATATTTCTCTCTAATTAAATAAAGCATGCGCGAGCCGCTTATATGAACATAATAAGGAACTACCTGAATCCGGATGGAATTGTCCGGACTACTGAAAACATATTAGAGAGGTAGCGAAATGCATACTATTTCCGTTTCCACCCCAGCACCAGCTGCTCCGGTGCTCCCGATTCCGACTGAGCAGGAGCGCTTCATACGATTACCTGAAGTGATGCACCTTTGCGGGCTATCCCGTTCAACCATCTACGACCTTATCAGCCGTGATGCCTTCCCGCAGCAGATCTCCCTGGGTGGAAAAAATGTTGCCTGGGTACAGTCGGAGGTCAATGCATGGATGGCGGCGCGAATTGCAGCCCGCGAGCAAGGAGACCATGCGTGAATCTGGCTTTGCAGTCTCATCTCTTTTTTTGTGGCTTGCGTCCTGGCAAGCTTTCCAGTTATAGTTTTTCTGCTGCCGCAAAATCGGCAGCCGGGATTTGCAGCCCGTGTAACTTATTGGCGACACAGCACGCGTCGAGCGTGTTTTTTTATGTCGTTGCTCAGGCACACCTATTTTTCGGGCTGTGGTGCTTACACCGTGGCTCCTGTCAGATAATGGTGGTCCGGGCGGGGCAGCCTTCGGGCTGGCCGGTTTCCAATAAGGCCGGTACTGCAAACCCCGTCCGGGCCATCACCCATGAGATTTGCAGCTCTGGTGGTGGCAATAACCGCTACTTATTGGAGATTGCCCTTATGGCTACGATCCTCGCCCCATCACATCCTCAATTTATATTTGTTTTTGCCGCCGTTCGTCGTGCAGAACGTAAACCACGTATCAGTATGCTGCGTATTGTCGCCAGCGATGAGTATCATGCACGTCTTTCACTGGTCCATGAGTATGTGCTTTGCCTTGCTGCTCGCCTGCCTGTCCGGGAGGTGATGTGATGAATCACGCCGCAATCTCTTATGACGATATTGTCCGCCTGAAGCATCTTCGTAACGTGGGGGAGCTTGTCACCGGAATGGCTGTTCTTCAGGATTGCTACGAAAAACCTGCCAATGCTCAATGTGAGCAACTGGTTTCCCTGATTTATCTGATGACAGAGCAGCTTGATGGCGTGGTACAGCGTTGCCAGGATGACCTGATGAACATGGAGGTGGTGCAATGAAATCACGCACTCTTTCCCTTTCACTTCGGGTAGCGTTGTATCGCCGCGCGGTAGCCTGCGCATGGCTGAGTGCCTGCCATCAGCAAAACCGCCACCTGCAGCTGACTCTGGATGAAATTGAAACCGCTATTGCCCGTGAGCTTGAAGGATTTTATCTGCGACAGCACGGGCAAACAAAAGGCATGGAAATCGCCTGCGCCCTGCTTTCAGACCTGATGGAATCCGGCCCTCTAATGTCCTGTCCCGCACTCTCCCAGCTCGGAATAGCCGTAATGGATGAGTTATGCGTCCGTCACATCAAAAAGCCAGTTTTACACTGAGGGAGAACTGCATCATGTCAGGAATGAAAGTCAGTCAGGCCGTGAAGGCTGCCCGCGGTCACTGGGCTCAGATTCTGCCAGCGCTGGGCGTGAATATATTGAAAAATCGCCATCAGCCTTGTCCGGTCTGTGGCGGTAAAGATCGTTTTCGCTTCGACGATCAGGAAGGACGTGGAACATGGTTCTGCAATCAGTGCGGAGCCGGGGATGGTTTAGCGCTTGTCACCAGGGCACTGAATGTGGATATCAGTGAAGCAGCTGACAGGATACATGGAATGGCACATGGCCTGTCTATAGCTAATTCCGAAGTCAGGACGTTAACCGCCGATACCGATAGCGGGAAAGATGCAGCGGCAGCACTTGCCGCGCGACTGCTGCAAGCCTCGCGCGAATCTGCCGGAAATACTTATCTTACACATAAAGGTTTCCCGGAACATATTTGCCATGAGCTGACTTCAGCTCATAAAACCGGTGGGGTGATGTTCCGCCCCGGTGATTTGATCGTCCCGCTCTATAACGCTGACGGGGAGCTGGTGAATATTCAGCTTATCAGTGGCAATGGTAGCAAGTGTTTTCTTAAAGGAGGTCAGGTTAAGGAGGCCTATCATCTTATAGAAGGGGGCGGGAGTTCAGTAAGAAGAATGTGGATTACGGAAGGCTACGCCACGGCGCTTACCATTCATCATCTGACTGGAGAAGCCGTCATGGTGGCATTTTCGGCGGTCAACTTTCTTTCTCTGGCCAGCGTTGCCCATAACAAGTATCCGGGGTATCAGCTAATTATTGCAGCGGACCGAGATCTGAATAGTTCAGGCCAGAACAGGGCTGAAGCTGCTGCAAAAGCGTGTCAGTGTGACATTGTGCTGCCACCGGTTTTTGGTGACTGGAATGATGCGCTTGCCCATTACGGAGAGGAATCCACCCGGAAGGCAATTCTTGAGGCTTTGAGGCCACATAACGCCAGTCCTTTCGACACGATGAGTGAAGCAGAATTCACAGCGATGAGTGTCAGCGAAAAAGCTCAGAGGGTTCGGGAGCATTACAGGGATGCGCTGGCGGTTGATCCGAACGGGCAGCTTTTATCCCGCTATGAGTCTGGGGCGTGGAAAGTGATTTCTCAGTCTGATTTTGCCCGAGATGTCGCAGCCCTTTTCCAGCGCCTCGGTGCACCGTTTTCCTCAGGAAAGATTGCCTCACTGGTGGAAACATTAAAGTTAATTGTTCCGCAGCAGCAAAATCCGGCACGTCATCTGATCGGTTTTCGTAATGGCGTCCTCGATACGCGAACAGGGCTGTTTAGTCCGCACTGTAAAGAGAAGTGGCTGCGTACCCTGTGTGAAGTTGATTTCACGCCACCGGTAAATGGGGAAACGCTTGAAACTCATGCCCCGGCATTCTGGCGCTGGCTGGACAGGGCAGCCGGGCGCAAGCCAGCAAAACGCGACATTATTCTCGCAGCGCTGTTTATGGTGCTGGCGAACCGCTATGACTGGCAGCTCTTTCTGGAAGTGACTGGCCCTGGCGGAAGTGGCAAAAGTATCCTTGCTGAAATTGCAACGATGCTTGCAGGAGAGGATAACGCCACCTCAGCGACAATTGAAACTCTGGAGTCCCCGCGAGAACGTGCGGCTCTGATCGGTTTTTCTCTTATTCGCCTGCCTGATCAGGAGAAGTGGAGCGGCGATGGCGCCGGGCTTAAGGCTATAACCGGTGGCGATGCAGTATCTGTGGACCCCAAATATCAGAATGCTTATTCAACACATATTCCGGCGGTTATCCTGGCCGTAAATAATAATCCTATGCGCTTCACTGATCGCAGTGGTGGTGTGTCTCGCCGGAGAGTTATTCTGCATTTTCCTGAGCAGATAGCACCGGAAGAACGCGATCCGCAGCTAAAAGATAAAATTGCTCAAGAACTTGCTGTGATTGTTCGCCAGCTCATGCAGCGTTTCAGTGATCCGATGAGTGCCAGAACATTGCTTCAGTCGCAGCAGAATTCTGATGAGGCTCTCACCATCAAGCGTGATGCTGATCCAGCATTTGATTTTTGTGGCTATCTTGAGGCATTACCCGACACCAACGGCATGTTTATGGGAAACGCCAATATTGTCCCGCGCCAGCCACGTACATACCTTTACCATGCTTATCTCGTATACATGGAGGCTAATGGCTATAAAAATACCCTCAGCCTGACAATGTTTGGCAAAGGGCTACCAGTTATGCTGAAGGAGTACGGGCTACATTATGAGAAGCGGCGAACTAATCAGGGAATGCAGACTAACCTCACTTTAAAAGAAGAGAGTAATGCAGACTGGCTACCCAAGTGCGATGAGCCAACAATAAAATAATTTGCAACTAACCCGGCTGATGCCGGGTTTTGTTTTCGCTGGCGCAAGAATGTAGAGTTATCTGTTCACTCTTCACCATACAGTTAACTTCTATTACCTTGATTTTGAATGATAAAAACCCTAAGTGAACAGTGTGAACAACTTATTTAAAAAAGATTTTTTTTGTTTTTTGAATATAAAACGACCTATTTAGGGATGATTTTTTTTAAGTTAAATAAGTATTGCACCCCGCTATTGGTATACGCTTAGGTATACCAATAAAGACCATAAAAATAAATATACAATAAAAACAACAATATAATATGCAAATTCATACTCCGCCAGCCCACCAATCATGATTGGACGGTGTAAGGACAACACCAACAAAAACAGGAAGTTAGAAGTCTCAGCAAAACACCGACCAGACGGTGAGGAGACATAAAAGGATACGCAAAGGAGCCGCGGCTCCTGGTAACATGAAAGCCCACAGATGTGGGCTTTTTCGTTGATGGTCAGAACGACCAGTTCACACCAGCTACCGCGTTCCACGGGGATTCCACACCGGCACTATGGCTATACCCCACCCCAAGATGCCCGCTTAACGTACTGCTGAATGAGGCTTTAATACCTGCCTGGTATATTCCACGTCTGCCCGACAAATAATTGACGAAATTACCGTCACTATTCACTTTCACCCGGTTATCATCGACAAATTCTTTGCGCACAGCCGCCTTCAGCCACGGCTCAACTTCCATACCGTTCCCCAGACGCATGTTGTAACTCAGCGTTGCGCCCAGTTCACGATATATACTGCGGGTATCGACTGATTTCGATTTCATGCCATTGGATAAATGATATTCGGGGTTATCAGCGGTGAACCCCGTTAACGATGCATACGGCGTCAGGTTCCAGTTACCATCGGTAAATCGCATCCCGGTTTCAATGTGACCGCCCAGCCCGTTGCTGTGGTAACTGCCATTGGCGGCTCCACCGCTGCTCATTTTACCTGCTACGTTACTTTTAAAACGGTTCAGCTTCACGACACCGTCCAGATAGAAACCACTTTCATGTTCCCAACTGGCATAGCCGCCCAGAGAATAACTGCCCACACTGCCATGTCCTCCGCGATCAAAACCGATATGTGAATGGGAATAGCCCATAAAAGCGCCTAGCGTGGTAATTCCTTCAGGAATATCATTACGGCTGTCGATCCCCACTGTCATTCCGGTCAGCGTCTGCTCAAACCCGGCACCCGCATCGGTGGTGACATTATTACGGGTGTTATACGTCGCCCCCCAGACATTATTGTTGTGTGGACTCGCTTTCATTATGTTCAACCGCTCGCGAATACTGTTTAGCTCAGCATCAAATACCAACGGTAATGTTGCTGCCATATTGAGTACGGCTGCCGTAGAAGGCGTAATGCGTTTCTCCGGAACGGGTGTCGGCGTTGGATCGGGAGTAGGGTCTGGTTTTGGATTTGGGTCTGGCTTTGGATCGGGTTTTGGGTCTGGCTTTGGATTTGGGATGGGGTCCGGGTTGGGTTTGACATCATTGGTCAGGTTCCAGTTGCTGTTGCCGTCACTTTTCAGGACATACTCATAGGTCCCAAGATCAACGAAACCGCCGGTATTGCCCAGCGTAAACGAAGCATCCCCTCCCCCTGTTTTCACCAGCGTCATCGCGTCGTCAGACTGTGGGCTGACGCCGGTATCCTGAACAAAGATTTTAAAATTACCAGTGGCGTTGTTGTTGACGACCAGTTGATCGCCCCGGGAGCCTGCAACGTTGGTATGCAGGTAGAAATTACCGCTACCGGAAAGTTCATTGGTTGTCAGCGTATTGTAGATACCGTTAGTTGTGGCAGGCGCTGCTGTTTGTGCTGACAAATAAACATCACCGTCGTTGAGTAGCAAACTGTTTACTCTATATTCGCAGTTGCTGGTACCTGCACAGGAATTATTGCTGTTAAGCCAGACACTGCCCCGGCTGGCAGCCGTCAGGTCGGCAAGCGTGGTATCGACGCCATTTCCCAGAGTCAATGTCGCGCTATCGGTAATCCGGACCGCCCCTTCGAGTTTAACTGGCGTAACATTATCCCGTGGCGTCATTAACGACAGGCTTCCTGTCGCGCCACTGACCGATGCATCCGCCAGCGTACCTGCGTAGACGATTGCCGTACCGCCAGCGACCTGGAGATCTTCTGCCCGGGCCAGAGCCTGAAACTCATCTTTTGACCGCCCAAGGGTATATTGCCCGCCAGAGTTAACCTTTGTGGCGGAGTCCTGACCCAGGTTTTGCATTGCCCCACCCTTGCCAACCGTGGAGTCGCGAGCTTCGGTACCTGCTAATACCAATAAATTACCGCCATTTTCCAGCAACATATTGGTCGCTAAATTGCCGGAAATGGAAAAAGTACCGTACTGGTGAGTACCGCTGATTTCAATACCGTTAGCCGTGCTCGTCTGGAGAGCGGCACCGCTGTTCTGGACGATATCTGTCGCTTTGCCATTATCGTTGACTGTCAGCGTACCGCCTTCATTGATCTTTGTTTTTATTGCCTCTCCGTTAGCTGAAACTGTTTGTATTCCGCCGTCGTTAATTGTTGTCTCATTCGCCACACCCTCGACAATTTGTTCACCGCCGGTGAGCGTCGTGCCTGTCGCAGTGGCTTTTGTTTTGACGATCTCCCGTCCGCCCATATTGACCTGTGTTTTGTCAGAAGAGGTGTCTGACTCCACGGTTAACACGCCGCCATTTGCCAGCAGGATATTGTTCGCCGCACCCTGCTCGATGCTGAACGCGACGCCATCCGCGCGTGTTCCTGTGACCCGCGTCGCCCTGGTGGTTGCAACCAAAGCGCCCTGGCTACTCTGCTGTATCCCCGTTGCGCTGCCTTTCTCCCGCACATCGAGTGTGCCGCCGTCATTAAGCACCGAGTTTTCAGCCAGACCGCCCTCATTAACTACCTGTGAACCCCCATTAATAATGGAACCTTCCGCTGTCCCGTTTGCCATAATTTGTTGTAGGCCAGAGACGATATCGGTATTGATTGCCTTACCATAATTCTGAACGGTTTGCGTGCCACCATTGATGTGTGTTTTCTCTGTTGACCCACCATCAACAATTTGTTCACCACTTTCGATATTTGCTTCAGTGGCTAAACCATATACCGTTTGCTTGCCACCTTTGATATTTGCTTTATCAGAAGTGGCACTGGCATATATTGTTTGGGTGCCAGCACTATTGAGTACAGTGCCAACATCTTTTCCATAAACATCCATTTTGCCGTTGGCATTAATAATCGTGTCAACTGCGCGGGAACCAGTGACGACTGTTAATGAGCCAGCGTTTTCCAGCACTACATTTTTAGCTTCTGAATTCCTGATGTAGAAAGCATCACCATAACTGTTGGTTCCTTCGATAAGTGTTCCGGAGGTCGTGGAAGCAATTAATGCGCCGCCGGATTGTTGCTCAACATGCTTAGCCTCACCACCGTCCTGAACCTCCAGAACGCCGCCATTATTAAGTCTGGTGCTATCTGTTTTAGCCTCCTTCTGGACAATCAGCTTACCGCCAGTATCAATGGTAGTATTTTTCGCCGAGGTTTTAGCCACTACCGTCAGTTCGCCGGTATTTTCCAGCACAACATAATTAGCCTCCCCTCCGGTAATAGTGAAGTGAGAGAGCTTGTTGTATCCTTCGATATCAGTCCCTGCACCCGTGTTGGCAACTAAAGCACTGCCCGTCTCCTGGTTAACCCCATGTGCAATACCGCCGGTATAGACAATCAGCGAGCCTCCGGCGCTAATATTGCTGCCAATTGCCGTACCATCTTTCTCAACAACCTGCCGGCTCCCGGAGGATATAATTGTTGTGTCAGCTTTCCCGCCGCTTTTGATATTTTGCGTTCCGCTGTTGATATTGGTGCCTGTGGCTATGCCATAATTATTAATATTCTGTGTGCCACCATTAATTATGGTATTTGTCGCGTTTCCTGCAACATCCATAACCCCGCCATTATCTATTCGGGTCGCATCAGCTTTAGCATTGGTTAAAACTGACATTGTTCCTTTATCTTTAATAATCGTCTTGTTTGCCGAACCATATGCGTTTATGTCTAAATGACCACCGTTTTCCAGCAACACATTGTCTGCCACGTGATTGTGGATGGAGAATGCACCTTCACTATTCGTACCGCTCACCGTCGTACCGTTAGTGTTAGTTTTTAAAATTGCACCATCGTGCTGGGTAACATTTGTTGCCGTACCACCACTAACATCAAGCACGCCACCAGAATAAACTTCAATAACATCCGAGGTGCTGGTGTTATCAACAATTTGCGTGCCACCAGAATAGATATGCGTATTTTTTGCCGTTGACTTACTATTCAGAGACTGAGTTCCGCCTTCAATCGTCGTGTCCAGCGCACGGCTCTCATATACTCTTTGCTCACCGCCATTTTTAATGGTTGTTGTTTCTACTGTGCTCTGTTCAACATACTGTCGACCACCATTTATGGTTGTGTTCGTTGCCAGACTTCCTTGTACTACGTCCTGAGAGCCAGACTTATTTATCGTTGTACCATCAGCATGCCGGTG